GGTGCTGTAACAGGGCGTATGACGCATCACAGCCCTAACATGGCACAGGTTCCTGCTGTCAATGCTGACTATGGTGAGATATGTAGACAAGTATGGACTGTAGATCCTGGCAATGTCTTAGTTGGCTGTGATGCTTCAGGGTTAGAACTGCGTATGTTAGCTCACTACATGAAAGATGATGAGTACACTAAGGAGGTGATCAATGGGGATGTCCACACTAAAAACCAACTCGCTGCTGGTCTTGAGAGTAGGGCGCAAGCAAAGACGTTTATCTATGCCTTTCTCTATGGAGCAGGGCCAGCTAAGATTGGATCAATTGCTCAAGGGAGCGCCGAGGAAGGAAAGAAACTCATCGCCCGCTTCCTTAAGAATACGCCAGCTCTCAAAACACTTAAAGATAAAGTTAGCAAATATGCAGAGAAGGGGTATTTACCTGCCCTTGACGGTCGTCGATTATGGGTACGGTCGGAACACGCAGCACTTAACACGTTACTTCAAGGAGCTGGTGCGATCTCGATGAAGCAAGGTCTGATCCACCTACATGAGTCACTGAAGAAACATAAGATACCTGCACACTTTGTGGCTAATGTCCATGATGAATGGCAGATAGAATGTCCTAAGCAGTACGCTGATGATGTTGGTAAACTCGCTGTAGCAGCTATTGAGAAGGCTGGTGTTACCTTGGGTTTACGTTGTCCTCTAACGGGTGAATACAAAGTAGGAAACAACTGGAAGGAAACACACTGATGATTACCAACTTTGATGAGATTGATTCTCTTGTCGTAACTATCAAGATAGGAAAGGATGATGCTGGTTATGTAACAATGGATGTTGAGAGTGATAAGTTAGTATCAAACCGTATGATGTTGGCGTTGCTACATTCTATTGCTGAATCAGCTACAGAATCAATGATGGCTGAGATACAAAGTAGAGTATTGCTTGACAAATTTAAGATGCACTGATATACTGTTATTGTATTTTCACTGAGGAAATTAACATGGAACAAAAACCTGTACGTATTGAAGCAACCTTAATGTGGCCCTTCCTTGATAAGCCTAACGATATGTCTGGTAAGTATCAAGTAGATCTGACTAATCTGTCAGACAAGGCTGTTAAGGCTTTGGAAGATATGGGTATCTCTGTTCGCAACAAAGAAGGTAAAGGATTTTACATTACCGCTAAGAGTAACCATGAGATCAAAGCATTAGATAAAAATGGTGAACAAGTCTTAGCACATATCGGTAACGGTACAAAGGCTGTCTGTGTTATGGGTTCATACTCATGGACCTTTAAGAACAAGAAAGGTGTATCACCTTCATTGAAGAAGCTAGTGATCACTGACTTGGTTACTTACAGTGCACAGCCTAAGCAAGACGAAGAAGAAACAGAAGACGTACTGTAATGAAGCTAATGCCAATCATTGATGGTGACATTCTCTGCTACCGTGTAGGCTTTGCCTGTAACGAGGAAACAGAGAAGGTTGCTATCAGAACGATGGCAGACATGTTGGAGGAGCTGATCTTTATTGAACTCTCCTCTAACATCCATGTCGGTTACTTAACAGGTAAGGACAACTACAGACATGACATCGCTAAGACACAACCCTACAAAGGAAACAGAAAGGATGCGCCTAGGCCCGTACATCTTCACAGCCTTCGTGAGTACCTTATTACTGCTTGGGACTTCAGAGTGGCTGATGGACAAGAGGCTGATGATGCTATTGGAATCCATGCCACGCTAACCAGGGATAGTTCAATCATCGTATCCATTGACAAAGACTTAGACATGATCCCTGGCCATCACTACAATCCTGTGAAGAAAGATCATTACTACGTGAATGACAAAGATGCTATCAAGAACTTCTACCGTCAGATCCTTACTGGTGACAAGGTAGACAATGTACAGGGATTACGTGGTATTGGTCCTAAGAAGGCTGATAAGATCCTAGGCGACTTTGACACTGATCTAGCTATGTATGAAGCTGTTCTGAAGGCTTATGATGGCGATGCTGAGCGTGTGTTAGAGAACGGACAACTACTGTGGATTAGACGTAGGAAGGATGAAATATGGCAACCACCGACACCATCGTCTACCTAGAGTGGATAGACGCTGTAGCCAGCTCAGGATGGCAACTAAAGGGTACTGGCTCTGTAGCAAGATGTAAGTCCGTTGGGTTTATGACGCATGAGACTGATGATGAGGTACACCTAGCAGCAGCGGTAGGAGAGAATGATTGCAATGCTGTCATGATCATCCCTAAGAGCTGGATAAGTAATTGGACGGAGATTGACATTGAAGCCTTCAAGCGCAAAAAACAAAGGAAGACTGCTGCAAAAGCTGGTGGTGCAAAACCTAAGAGACACTTTCAACCTAAGCGAACATGATTGCAAAAGCACACCAATGGGTACACAGGGCGAGGATGTCTGGCTCTCGACGAATGCACTGGAACGATTTAGGTACGGCATTGAGTGCAAGAACAGAGCAAGAATCGCAGTCTACACTGACTACGAACAAGCAATACGGCACTGTGAAGGCAAAGACAAAGAACCCCTCTTAGTTATCAAGCAGAATAGATCTGATCCTTTAGCACTGGTTAGCCTTAATCACTTCATAACACTAGCAGAGAAAGCTAAACTGTGGGAAGCACATCAGAAGCAGAAGACTGTAGAGGAAAGCAAACAAGCCACCAGGATGAGAAAGGTTTATGGCAAACATTAAAGTAGACTATATCGAACACATGGGCGATGACTTAAGGGTAGTTAATGCTGCTCGTGTTAGCTTTGATAAAGAGTCAGAGGCTGTTGATTGGTATGACACAGAGCAAGGTAACCACTACTTTCCTTTACCTGTGTTAGATCCTAAAGACATCAAGCTGATTAACTATCTAGCTAAACACAACCATTGGAGTCCCTTCAGTCATTGTTTCATTCAGTTTAGGATCAAAGCACCGATCTTCGTAGCTAGGCAGTTGATGAAGCATACGGTAGGGTTAGCCTGGAATGAAGTCAGTAGACGCTATGTTGATAGCTCACCAGAGTTCTATCAGCCTACTTACTTCAGACGTAAAGCACCAAATGTCAAGCAAGGAAGTTCATCAGAACCTGTAAAAAGTCACACTGACTGGAATGCAACAGTTGACAAGTACACTGCTTATATGGTAACATTGTATGAGCTGATGCTTAAGGAAGGTATTTGCCCTGAGCAAGCTAGGATGATACTCCCCCAATCCATGATGACTGAATGGTATTGGAGTGGGAGCCTTTACGCCTTTGCTAGAGTATGTCAATTAAGGTTAGCAAAGGAAGCCCAAGCAGAGACAAGGATCGTTGCAGAGAACATCTGCCGAATCTGCTCTGAAGTATTCCCTAATGCCTGGGATGCCTTAATGAATGGAGATGAAGATGAACGATAGTACAATTAATTTTCATATGTCAATAAGTTCAGAAGAAGACGAAGAAGGAAAGAAGCATAACGCTGATTATGGTTTTCCACTAAGCCATACAGTTAATATCAATGCTACCTATGATTATGGTATTGATTGGCCCACATTGTTAGAGAAAGCCTGTGAAGCTATCGGTGCTTATTACGGTTATGATGTCAAGGATAAAGTGTTTGTTGAACGGTTCGGACATATCGTTAACATATTCGGACATAAAGAAAACCTTCGCAAACAAACAGACATAACTGGCTATACAGACTCTGATGAGAATCCTGCTACTTGATATCGAATCAGCACCTAACACTGCGTATGTCTGGGGTTTGTTCCAACAGAACATCAGTATCAGTCAGATCGTAGACAGCAGTAGTGTTTTGTGCTGGTCCGCTAAGTGGTATCAAGGTGATCAGTTAATGTTCAGCAGTATCCTAAACGGTAAGAAGACTATGCTAAAGAAGATCCATAGTCTCTTAGATGAATGCGATGCTGTGGTACATTACAATGGAACTAGGTTTGACATACCTACACTAAACAAAGAGTTCCTAGAGGCTGGTATGTCTCCTCCAGCACCTTACCATCAGATTGATCTGCTTAAGACTGCTAGAAAGGAATTTAGGTTTCCTAGTAACAAGCTGGACTATGTAGCTAGAGCGTTAGGATTAGGTCAGAAAACTAAGCATGAAGGCTTTGAACTTTGGATCAAGTGTATGAACAAAGACAAAGCAGCATGGGAAGTCATGGAGCAGTACAATAAACAGGATGTCATATTGCTGGAGAAGGTTTATGAGCGATTTCTTCCCTGGATTCGAACCCACCCTAACGTCTCAGTCAACAAAGACCACCGAAGCTGTACACGATGCGCTAGTATTAATCTACAGAGACGAGGGTTTAGTACCTCACTCACCGGAAAGTACCAACGCTATCAATGCCAAGACTGCGGTGGATGGCAACAACAAAGAAGGAGTGAACCAATTGCTTCCGAAGTACTCAAACCAAGCTAAACAGGTTGGTGGTGATCACTATAAACAGACAACACTACAACCTTGGGATGTTATCTCAGCATGGTCACTAGACCCTTGGTTAGCTAATGTTGTTAAGTATGTGCAGAGACACCAACGAAAGAACGGTAGAGAAGATCTACTTAAAGCAGTACACTATCTGGAGTATGTGATTGAGAACTATGACTTAGTAAAGAGTAAGTATTATAAGGAGTAACTATGGCTTTAACGATTCTGGACTTATTTGAAAAGCTTAAGAGACTGGATGAGATCTCTCTAATGGAGATCTTAGGGATAACAGCAGAAGAACTGGTAGACAGGTTTGAGGACAGAATCGAAGCCATGTTTGACCAACTTGTTGACGAAATAGATGACACCGAAGAGGACGAAGAATGAAGTTAAATAACTACTCAAGTTTTATCCACAAAAGCCGCTACAGTCGTTTCATTGACGAACAAGGCAGACGTGAGAACTGGAGTGAAACAGTTGAACGCTACATGGGATTCATGAAGAAACAACTGTTAGAAAAACACAAGTATGAGATTCCACAACACATCTATAAGACAGTGCATAAAGCAATCCTAAATATGGATGTGATGCCTTCGATGCGTTGTATGATGACTGCTGGAGAGGCACTTGAGCGCCAGAACATTGCTGGTTATAACTGTAGTTATCTGCCTATCGACGACCCTAAGTCCTTTGATGAGGCGATGTACATCCTACTGTGTGGAACAGGTGTTGGATTCTCAGTAGAGGCTAAGTATGTTAATCAACTCCCTGAAGTCCCTGATCAGTTATTCGATAGTAAAACTACTATCGTGGTATCCGACAGCAAAGAGGGCTGGGCTAAAGCATTACGACAACTTATTGCTTTACTATACGCTGGAGAAATTGCAACCTGGGATGTATCCAAAGTTAGACCTGCTGGCTCCAGACTTAAGACCTTTGGAGGCAGAGCTTCTGGTCCAGAACCCCTCGTTGAACTATTCAAATTTGTTATTAGGAAGTTCCAAGCGGCCAAAAATCGTCGTCTGTCGTCCCTTGAATGCCATGATATTCTGTGCAAGATCGGGGAGGTTGTTGTTGTGGGTGGTGTGCGGCGTTCTGCAATGATCTCTTTAAGCGATCTCAGTGATGATCGTATGGCACACGCTAAAGCCGGTGCTTGGTGGGAACAGCAAGGACAACGTAGCCTAGCTAACAACTCTGCTGTGTATGATACAAAGCCTTCAGTAGGTCAATTCATGCGTGAATGGTGCTCAGTCTATGAGAGTCATTCTGGTGAGCGTGGTATCTTCAACAGGGAGGCATCACAGAAACAAGCTGCTATCAATGGTCGTAGAGATCCTAATCATGACTTTGGTACGAATCCCTGCAGTGAGATCATCCTACGTCCGTACCAATTCTGTAACCTCACTGAGGTCATTGTCAGGGCTACAGATACCATTGAGGATCTACGCTATAAAGTACGTGTAGCATCGATTCTAGGCACTTGGCAGAGCACAATGACTGACTTCCCTTACCTGCGTAAGATCTGGGAAAAGAACACCGCTGAAGAACGTCTATTGGGTGTATCGCTGACAGGTATCTACGACAATCCATTGTTGAATGACCCTAATGATAATCAATTACCATTAAGACTACAGGATCTTAAGCATGAAGCAGTCACTGCGAATGAAGTTACAGCGAGTGCTCTGGGCATTCCCGTCTCTGCTGCGATCACTTGCGTTAAGCCTTCTGGTACTGTGTCTCAGTTGTGTGGCACTGCTAGTGGAATTCACCCACAACATGCTTCGTATTACATTAGACGTGTTAGATCGGATAAAAAAGATCCTCTCACAGCGTTTATGATCAGCCAGGGTATCCCTAATGAGCCTTGTGTTATGAGACCAGACAGTACAACAGTGTTCTCATTTCCTATGAAGGCTCCAGAGTCAGCAGTGACTAGGGATGATGTATCTTCTATTGCACATCTAAACCTGTGGAAGGTGTATCAGCTTAATTGGTGCGAACATAAACCTTCAGTAACTATCTCAGTGAACGAAGAAGATTGGCCTACTGTAGGGGCTTGGGTGTACAGGAACTTTGATATCTGTACTGGTGTATCGTTCTTGCCTATGGATGGTGGTACGTATCGACAGGCTCCTTATGAGACATGTACTGAACAAGAATACAATGAACTCTTAGCTAAGATGCCTGTGAACATCAATTGGGATGATCTTAAGGAAGTAGATGATAACGTCGAAGGTGCACAGCAACTAGCCTGTGTTGCCGGAGTGTGTGAGATCTAGATAAAAAAAGCCCTCCATCAAAGGAGGGCGAACGGTCACTAAGGAAAACTATGCCAAATATATGGGGTTGGTCGTTTCTGTCAGGGTTTATGTTGGGTATCTGCTATTCTGATGATTTTGTCGTAACTGACGAGGACGGAGACGAGGCTTTTCTCGAAGGGTTCTTCGTCTTTATTAACATTGCTATCTTTAGCTTTGTTGTTGGTTGGGCTAAGGAAGAGTGATGCCTCAGCTTCACGACGAAGAATCAAGCCTCTGGTTACTTTACCTGCTGCAAGATTCCAACGCTTTAGTTCTTGAGCAGCTTCCTCCCATCGTTCTTGGTTTATTCTTGTTCGCATCGTGGATGACCTCAACCTAGCTGGTCCTAGATTATAAGTCCAACTAAGGATCGCAGCAGCTTTATTATCGTGTTTCGTCAACACTGGACAGGCTTTATAGACTTGAAGTAGGAACCTCTCTGCATCAAGTTCAAATAAGGCTTGTCCTCTTTCTTTTGTGATCTCAGGATCATCTAAGGTAACCTTATCTCCATTCTCGTACATCGTAGATCCCCAACCTATGGTGGGTACGTTAGCACTACAGAGATAAGGTTTACTTCTCCATCCTTCGAATCTCTTAATCAATGGTTCAGCGATTGAGATTACTTCTTTGATTCCCATACCCTACCAACAAAATAAAACGAAAGTATCATAGCAAGCATTCCCTCATCGAAATCAGTCCAGCCTGTAACGAGTACAGAAGTCCAACTACCGTCTTGTAAGAAAGCTAAGTAAAGTCCTGCAATCTTTACTGCTGAGTAAAAGAAAACAAACCAGTAAGTCACTGCTGGTCTAACCAGTGCTGACAGCGATGCTACCCACTTCCAAGCTTTACCATCAGACTCTGCTTGTTGTTTGAATGCTTCACCGATAGCATCTAATTCATGCTCTTGTAGACGCTGATATCCTTGCTGTAGAGCAAACTCTGCTTGCATCTTAGCAATAGATACCTCAACGTCTAACTTCTTTAGCTCATGCTCTCTTTCAAACTTACGATCTAAGATCTTCAGTACTTCAGGGGCTAACCTGAATACACCACCGATAAGAGCACCAATGAGTTCAAACATTACTGCATCTCCTCCGGCATACCAGCCTGGATAGCTGGAATAGCTCTAGCAGCGCCTCTAGCAGCATCGACAATCCAATCAATACCAGCTTTCTTACCTAAATCTACTAGCTTCTTAGCTGCCGTAAGATCTAACGTACCATCAGCTTTAGGTGTTAATGCTTCGGACAATATCTTAGTTGCTTTAGGATCTAACAATAAAGCCTTTAGCTTCTCGTCAGTGGCTGCTGCTGTCTGCTTTGCCCAGAACTTAGACAAGATGGATGACACAGCCCATGTAGTACTTGCTATAGGGTTGCGTAACTTAGAGATAACCTCTTCTGGAGGTACTCCTAAAGCTTTTTCAACAGGTGTTGTCGGTACTTCTTTTACATTAAACTTTACATTAGCAGGATTCTCAGATAATCTACGAGCGGCTTCAGCAAGATTCTCTATATTCTTAGCGTAAGTAGGTCCAAAGACTTTATCGTAAGTAGCCTTTCGTGTTCGATCTGTTAGAGCCTCTACTGGATTCTGTGCTGACAGAATATCATCTAACATAAACGATCTAACAGCATTCAAGGTATCGATGTTACTACCATGAGTACGTAAGAAACGATCTACATTAGCTGGGTTACTGTACAGGTTGTTGACGATGTCCTGAGCAGTCTTACCTTCTAATTGAAGTAGATTACCTTTCCTAGCTTCTGTAAAGGCATTATTGATTCTTACCTTCTGTGCATTCAGTTCAGTAACATCAGTAACTGCTCTACGGATAACATCAGCTTTATCACCAAGAACAACTAATTCACCGGAGTTTTCTTTCAGCCACTTACGAGCTACTTTAGGATCAATGACACCGTCTTTAACAGCAACACGGTCAAAGTCCGTCAGAAAAGCCTTCATAGCTAGGTCTCTTCCTTCTTCACCAGTAGCATCAACAAACTGAGACAATGCCGATTTGTTTTTAGTGATGACAGGAAGAACAGACTCATTGAACTTAGCCCTATCAATCTGTTTAATAGCCTCTTGATTAAAAGGTAAACCGACACGTTCTAAGTAAGCAGCGTCTGCTGCTTTGTAGAGACGACTAAAGTCTTCTGATACATTAGAGATAGTGTCTTCAAATGAGTTTTTAAGAGATGACAACAATCTTTGTGATGCTGGATCATCTTTTGTTTTTCTAATCTGTAAGTTAATTTCTCTTTTTAAAGAGTCTATATCAGCTATGGAAGCATCCTTAAAGACTAAATTACCTGCTTCGTCTTTAACTGGACCGAAACCACCTGGGTTTCTCTCTGACGGTGGTTTTGTTATTTTATTCCATATAGAAGGAAAAGAGAAAAACTTATCAGAAGCTCTTGTATCGTTTACAAATCTATAGATATCCTCAACACCTGTTGCTGGTAGGTTGATGTTATTCTGTTCAGCATAATCAAAAGCAGCTTTGTAGAAAGGTTGTGTAAGTTTTCTAGCTTCTTTTTCCTGTTTTTCAACTAACTTTGCAACACGAGTACCAAGAGCCTCTGGATCTTCAACTTTAAAGGTAGAAGACTTAGCTATTTGTTGGTTAATAGCGTCAAGTCTACGTTGTTGTATCTTATCTAAAGGTATGTTCTTTAGTGTTTGCTGAAGAATAAAGTTAGCCTGTGTAGGATCACCGAACAATCTGGTAGCTCTTCCTGACAAGGCATCCATTGCTTGTTCAAACTGTGAACCGTACAGATTACGGAAAGCAGGATCTCTACTTGATAAGTTTCTAATCAAATCACCTAGTACAGGATTATTATTCAGCATTGCTGATGCTGGTAGTTGCACACCTGTAGTAGCACTGATCTGCTGTGACTTAGCTAAAGCCTCAGCAAACTTAGGATCTGCCTGTGCTGCTGCTTGGAAGATGGAAGTCACAGTGTTGTCAGCTTGACGTAGAACTTCTTCTTCAGGGACAGTACCACGCATACGCTGCATCAGAGGTTTAGCCTGACTAGCCATTGCTGTAGCCCTTGGTATAGTTCCTTGAGCAACACCACCACTTATACCACCAGCTAAAGCACCAATGATTTGACCTTCATCACCAGCAGCATTTTGACCAACTTGACCACCGAACTCAGCGGTAACACCAGGAATAAAACCACCAAGTAGCCTAGTAACAATACCACCACTACCAGAAGCCATACTTAAAGGGTCTAGTGCAGATTCAATACCAGCACCAACCAACCTACTACCAGTATCTGGTGGTGGTATCTGTTGATAACCTAGCGCTTGCTGTGATCGTTGCTGTACAGGTTGAATAAACCGTTGTTCGATTTGTTGTGTCAAAGCAGGCTGCGTAAAAGGCATTTGCATAGGAGCTTCCATACCTCCTACAGCTCTCATAATCTGTGGAACAACGTTAGCCACTGCTCTCTTAGTTACATCAACTAGATAGTCAGTTGTAGATGCTCCTGTATCCTGCGGACGATTACGCTGAAATACTCTAGATAGTTCTTTAGGGGTTACTCCACCAGTTGTAGGTATAGAAGAAGCAATCTCATCAATCTCAGCATCACTTAGTGGTTGAGATGTTCTTACAGTTCTACCGTTAATGGTATAAGTAGGCATTCTTATTCCTTAGTCTTCAATAACGTATGTAGTGCCACTTGCTGTTTTACCTGTTCTTCCTTTTCCAGAAGAAACTCCAGGAGGTGTACCAAAGGCTGCTTCAAAGCTAGGGAAAATATCTGTAGCACTTCCACCAGATTCTTTTGAAATAGCTTTTCTAAACGGATCTAGTCTACGTTCGTATTGTGCTTGTTCTTTTTTACGAAGAGCTAGCAACACTGCTCTTCTGTCTTCGTTGGTAACCTTTGTATCTTTACCATTGATAAACTGTGTAATTCTGTTAGCGATACGCTGATCAAGAGATCCTGTGTTAGCTAATGCTTCAATCTCAGTCTTAGCTTTGTTAGCATCACCGAAGATAGAACTAATTTCTTGACGTAAAGCAGCCTCACTGAAAGGAGTTCCTTGATTAATCAACGTAAGAGAGCTATCGATAGCGGATACTCTATCAGTAATTTGTTTTGTTGCTGATTGACCCTGAGCAACCAGAGCTGCTGTTTGAGGTGTATTCAGGGTTATGTTAGTATTTGGCTGTCTTGTTTTAGACTCATCTAAAACTCTTTTGTTAACAGCTTGTTGTTCTTGTTGTGTTAAATCACCAAATCGTTTACCGTACATTTCTTTTGAAATAGCTTCCCTATCTACACCAAATGACTCAGGCTTCTCCTCTTTTGGTGCTCTAGTGGTAGCTAAGTTTATAGCTGAATCAATCTCAGTTATTTGCTGTCTAATCTCTGCTTTTTCTAGCTCAGTTGTAGCATTCTGCATAGCATCTCTTAATTCCTGCCTTGCTTTCTGAAGCTGAACCACAGGTGCTTTACTTTGCATTGCTTCAGTTGCTTGTCGTATAGCTCTTTGTGTCTCAGCCGCTACTTTACCAATTTCATAAGTAGTTTTAATTGTTCCTAGTTCTGTCTTAGCCTTAGCCTCTTCAGCCTGTTTAACCTGTGCAGCAGCCGCTATAGCCTCTTGTGTTAGCCCTAAACGAGTAGCCTCTCTAGCCATGATCTTGTAAGCTTCAGCAGGATCTTCACCATCCCATTGTGCTGAGATAGCATTCTTTAATTCCTGTCTAGCTGCAGCTTCTTTCAGTTTAGGATCTTCCACACCGAATAAACCACCGATAGCCCTACCAGCCTGTGTACCAGCCATACCCATACCAGCTCTGATACTCTGGTATGGTGTTAATCTAGCTTGTGCTATTGCATTAGCTTGATCCTGTTGCATCTGCTGTTGTTGTACATCATAGATGCTTGGACCAAATAGACTTTGTTGCTGTGCCATTATTGTTCCTTAGATAAACAACCCAATGTCTTGATTACCGTAGCCTAGTCCAGTACCAAAACCTAAACTATTAATATTTCCAGCAGCATTAGGATTTAGTAGATTACCTAACAAGCCTCCAGCAGCACTACCTAAAGATCCTGTATTACCTAACACTTGATTAGATATATTCTGTCTAGCCCCTAACAAGCCTGCTAAAGCCTCTTGTTGAGCTTGTAAGTTACCAGCTAAGCCAAGGCTTTGAAGATTACCTTGTGCCTGTAGACCAGCCAAAGAAGGTTGTAGGAAAGCTTGTGTTTGAGCAATGTTACCTTGTAGTGCTTGTTGACCTAACTGACCGGACAACTGAGCCTGTTGTAGCTGTTGTTGAGTTAGGTTCTGGATAGGTGCCAATGCTGCTGCACCTTGACCAAGTAACGTACCACGTTCACCCAATGCAGCCTGTCTAGACTGTAGTTCACGCTGTAGCTGCTGTTGTGCTATAGCTTGTTCTTGAGCTAGCAACTCTGGTGAAGAACCACCAAAAGCTGACCCACTTACACCCAATCTTCCTTGAGCACGTAGCCTAGCCTCTGTAGCTAAGCGTTGACGCTCAATCTCTGGTGCAGACAATGCAGATAGCTTATTGTAGTAATCCCTGCTTAACTGATCTACGTTAGTCATGTTAGCAGCCTGTGCTGACTGCATTGCAGCTACAGCAAAGGGATTATACATTGCTCTAGCATCTTCAGTCAAGGCTGTGTTAACAGTACCTGTAGCAGGATTATACGTAGTGCCGAACAAGGAACCAGTAACACCAAAGGGTGTAAACTCTCCTACCATGTTCGATGCTTGTGTAGCTAATGTATTGTATTGACCACCAAGACGGTTAGCTAGGTTAGTGTATTCTGTTTGTGTTAACTGTCCTTGCTGACGTAACTTATCAGCAGCATCCTGGACCATTGCTAGGTTAGCACCAGAACTAATCAAACCACCTAGGATATTCTGTGCGTTAGTGTTCGTTAAACCATTCACTAAACCAGTAGCTAATGTACCTAGCGTTGATGGTGACAGCAAACCACCTGCAGCAGCTCCAGCAGTTGCTCCTGTTGCTGTTGTCGTAGGTGTAGTAGTTGTTGTTGGTGTAGTAGTTGTCGTAGTAGGTGTTGTAGTAGTTGTTGTTGGTGTAGTAGTTGTACCACCTGTCGTAGCTAATGTACCACCTAGTAAACCACCACCAACAGCGGCTGTGGTTCCAGCACCAGTTGTCGTAGCTAATGGTGTTGCTGCTACAGTTAACGAAGCTCCTCCAGTACCGCCAGTAGCAGCCCCAGTAGTTGCCCCTGTAGTAGCACCTGTAGTAGCACCTGTAGTAGCACCTGTAGTAGCACCTGTAGTAGCACCTGTAGTGGTCCCTGTAGTAGCTCCACTAAGTAAGCCTGTATCAGTAGCTAACGTACCTCCAGTAGCAGCTCCTGTGGTAGTCCCTGCAGTGGTTCCACCAAGAACAGAACCAGTAGTTGCTAAGTTACTTAAACCAATAGCACCTAGTGTGATACCAGCAGCTTGTAACCAACCTTGCCATTCAGGAGCGTTAGGTTCAGCTAAACGAGTTCCTGTTGGTGTACCATAAGCATCATACTGCTGAACAACAATCTTACCATCTCTGGTACCAATAGCTTGTTCAATGGTACGATCTTCACCGACATTAAGTTGTCTAATACTTTCATTGCCTGTGGTACGCTGTACATCACCAGTTAAGATAGTACCTTGAGGTAAACCAGAGGCTAAGAAGTATTGATTGATTTGACTAGTTGGTAAACCAGTTAGTCCTGACAAATCATCAGCAGTTAAACCATAAGTCTTAGCAGTCTGAGCTACATTTTGTCCGTTAGTGTTTAAGTTATTAACAAGGTTGTTGACAACAGAATCTAACGTATTCTGAGGAACCATGTAGCTATTCATAATCGCCTGATCAGTCATCAAAGGCGATACACCTAACAAAGAAAACTCTTGAGGTGTTGTATTAGGTGCAATAGCTGAGATAGCACTACGAATCTGTGTTGGTGTTTTACCTTGACTAAGTAAGGTATCAATGTAACCTTGTTTAGTACCTAACGATGCTGCTGGATCCCATGTAAGACCTAATAGATTATAAGTCGTTGGGGCAGGAGCAGGAGGTGGTGTATAAGGAGCTGGAGCAGGTTCGTAGTACGTAGGTTCTGAATAAACAGGCTCTTGATAAACAGGCTCTGCTACCTGTGTAGTAACGTTGTTTGTTGATGACTGAATAGGTGCTGGAGCAGCTGGAGCTGTTCCTGGCCCCATACCCCTTGCTTCAAACCAATACGCTTCACTAGGTTGAATCCAACCAGCTTGTAACAGATCGTAGGTAGTAACACCTTGGCTCTTAAACCAATTGACCTTGTCCTGAGCTTCGTAGTACGGACCGCCTAGAACACCCCAGTTTGATGGTAGCGTTGGAATTGCCATGATTAGTAAGTCCCGTCATCGTACACAACACCACCCGTAGGAAGCGTCACTGTACCAGTAAAAGTAGGGGAAGCAACATCAGCCTTGGATGTAATAGCACTGGCGATGTTGTTGTATTCGGTATCAATCTCAGTACCTTTGATAATCTTACTAGGATTACCAGACGGTAGTGTATCCTTAGATGCAAAGTTAGTTGTCTTAGTATAGTTACTCATTAGATTGTCCTACCTGCTTTAACAAAAATATCCATTTGTTGAACAGAAAAAGAATCATTACCAATATCAGCTTCGATACCTAATTGAAACACCCTACCAGCACCACCAATAGTTTGTCCATAGCCTTGGAACTGCTTAGGTACTGGATTAATGGTAATACCTGCGTTGTACTCAGCAATGTTGTATTCTGATACATTGTATTCTGAGCGGACAACATTAGGGTACGTCCACAGAGCACTACGATAGTCTGTACCGTAGTCTACAGTCCACTTAAGGAATACATTAGTACCTGCTCCACCAACTGTTAAGGTATTAACCTTCTTCAGTATCTTAATGATAGAAGAATCACCAGCATCAAGATGAGAGGTATAGTACAGGAATCTAAAGCTGCTACCATCGTCTGTGTTGCCATAGTAGCGACCAATGTATCCTGGCCTACCTAAGTACATCTCTCTACTACGTGTAGACAGTAAAGACTTAGGTGCGTACATCCACTGAGTTACTTTACAAGATCCATCCTGTAGACGTTGCTTGAGATCAAAACAGTAGGTAATACCTCTAGTGGGTAGTGTCAGTAAATAGAAGGCATCTCGTTCGTGATACACTGAACGGATATTATCATAGTCGTTATTAGTCAATACGTCAAGTATTAATTGATCTCTGACATTCCTGGAGATATCGAACAAAGGTGGTGACTTCTCTTGAATAACCCTACCTAAGCTACGAACACCAGTATCAGATAAGAAGAAGATATCAGTGCCTACATCCTGTACTGAATCTCTAGCAATACAACCAACACCATCAATAACTTCAACTAACTTTAGATCTGATGTAGGATCACCATCAGCACCAGAATAAACAATGATAGTCTTCTTACAGAATATGACTAGGAAGCCATTAAAGCCTGCCAGAGCTACGATACTGTCAGTACCATTAGTAAGTACTGATTCAATGCTGACAGAGCCTGAAGCACCTCCAGACCATTTCATACCGGACAATGTATCTGACCACCATACCGTAGTTTTATCAGTGGTTGTGTCCGCTACCCATAGACGACCATAAGCTGACAATACTTCATTACCTAGCTGCACAGTACCTGAATAGCCTGCATGTGCTGATACAAGCATCCATGTATTAGCTACATGGTCATAGATTAAAGGATTATGAGCACGTTGAAAGAAGTAAGTGTTGTCATTAAAATTGACAATCTTCCAATTCTGTGCTGTCCACGTTGTACCGTTGTAGACCTGTGTAAGTGTCGTTGTACCTGTGAATATCTTATTATCACCTATAGATACAATCTCAGTAGAACCACTCTTCTTAACAACTTCTTGAATAACAGTAGGTTCAGTGCTGTTGTAGTTTGATGTAGTGTTTACCTTTACCCATCCTTTACGAGCTGCTATACGACCATACTGGTCAATGACAGCATTCTCAGCCCTAAGAGCAAACTCTTTAGGGAGTGTAATAGGAGAGTCTTGTGTGTTTAAACCATAGAAGCCAGGAGCAACAAGGCTAACTGGTCTTATAGGAGCTGCCATTATACCCAATTCCAAGTAGTTTCATCTTCGTACCTTGCAGCCTCTATAGAGATATAACTTGCTACTGCTTTACGATAGAGTTCTGCTTGCTGATCGGACAACCTACCTTGATCTTCTCCTCGTTCGTTGATAGCACGTAGATAAGCACCTTGGATAACTAATTCAGAAGGTACATAGATAACATCAAGATCATTGACTAGATCTGCTTGAGGAATAACACAGTCTGCTTTAACTGCGTAAGCTTGATCAGGTATAGGCCAAAGATCTAACGTAATCTCACCACTGGTATTAGAGTTACCAATAGAGAAGTACTGAGGACCACCTGTTACTGTACCTTGCATGTTTACCCAACTATGCATCTGATCCTGTGAAGCTTGTACTAGATCACGCTTTAGTGTAGGTATGTAAATCTTTAACAGCTTAGTTCTTGGGTTAGAACCTGTAATTGCATAGTTCTGTGTACCGTTAACCGTATTGATTGTCTTTGTGGTACGTAGAATAGACCACATCCAAGCATCTTCAATCTCACGCTTGGTTTCATTGACCATTGCACCGATAAGGTACGAATAGTCTGATTGAATGACTGTGGATACGGTTGTCTCACGCATCCTAAGCAGTACACCATTAACACAATCTAAATAGGTAGCCATTACCATTTCACCTTATCAGCCCAGTATGCTGCAGACATCTTACCTTTAGCGATGTTCTTAGCATGTCTAGCTTTGAAAGATTTATTCCTAGCAGTACCCTCTGGAGACCCTGACACACCTTGTTGTCCGAAACGAATAGTCTTAACTTGATCACCGTCTTTAGCAACAACGACATGAGACTTTGTAGGATGTCCTGGTGTACGCTTAGGTTTATTAAACCCTGACACACCAGCTCTTTCTAGTCTAGGGTCTTTCTTCATTTCTTCTTAGCAGTTTTAGCTGCATCCTTAAAGTCTTTTGCTGTAGGTGCACCTTTGCTTCCTGGTTTCTTCATCTTTTCACCAGAGCCTTCAGCAATACGCTTACGCTTAGCGTTAATGTTCGCGTATAGTCCAGTTTTCATTAATACTTCTTACGTTTAGCTTCTGTTGCTTTCATCATACACTTACCAGCTTTTTTACACTTAGTAGGTGTAGGGCAACCAGGACAAGGTTTAAACTCTTTCATTTCTTTTTCCTTTCTTAGCCATACCAGCTTCTGACAAAGCAATAGCAACCGCTTGTTTACGAGACTTAACAACTGGACCACCTTTACCACTATGTAGAGTACCTTCTTTGTACTCTCTCATCACTTTTTCAATCTTCTTTGGTCTTTGTCTCATGTTTTTTCCTTCTAAAGACACACTGTACTGTGTCTGTTTCCCATATACGTATTGCAGTCCAAACAATGGTAAGCACTGCAGCAATGGCTGGTAATAACTCAGCTAACGTACCGACAACCGTAAGGATTGATATGGCATCGCCTAACTGTTTGACTTGTTCATCAGCTTGGAGAGCCATCAATGTTTCCCTTTTAGTTCGTTAACGTGTTTCCACAGCTCAGTGATTTGTTTATCGTAACCTTTCTCAAGGTAATCAACCCTTACTTTGATGGTTACTGCGTATGCTGCTATTGCTACTATTGCTGCCCCTAGATACCATAATTTACCTAAAAGCTCCATAGCTTCCATGATGTCACCTATACGGGAACTTTACGAATAGCTCTAATTGCTTGAGTATTGTTTTTAGCAAAAGTGTTGTCCAAACCATCTGCAAAATCTTTTCTATAGGCAGCGGTTGATCCACTCCCACCACTGGTAGATGTCCAGTGTCTTAGTGTATTTGTAAAAAACTCTGATCCAGTGGATTGGAAGGCAGCTACAGAGGTCTGCGCTGGATCGCCGGTTGTATAGTTACTTCTTGGAGGGACAGCATATGAGTTAGCACCGTAAGATGTGCTGTTGGCCGTTGTTGTAGGCTTGAGGTTGTAGTAACAAATCTCTAATTCGTACCTCGAAGGAAGATACCAATCCGAGTAACCGTTAATCGTTAGCGCAGCACACCATTGTGCAGCAGGATAAGTAGCTGAGTCTAACTCTGCTGTGTTGGTTGCGCCATCGTATTCAGACAATCCAAGGGAGTCTGTTGTAGCAGCAGTCTTGTATTGAATAGAACTATTGTATCCAGAGGCTTTAGGGGAGACTAACAGGTAGTAAGTGTTACCACCAAAGGCTATTTGCCCTGCGTAGTAACCACCCTCCCAAAACTCACCAATGGCTGTTGGGCCTTGCGTTCTTGTGCCAATACCAAACGATCCAAATCCCTGGGCAGAAGAACTACCTAATGCCTGGATGATAGGCATTATGCAAACCTAGTTTGAGAAGCCAAGACCGTAAACGTAGCCGATCCTGTCTTGATGATGGAGTAGGAGTAAACGTCTATAGAAGAAGCGTTACCCGCAGTAGGAGCAGTACCACCTAGCCACTTAGGAACTACGTTATTACCGTCGACTTGCACAGCACTATTGTAGTAAGCAGGGCTTCCATTAGTCACCAGAAAGGCGCAGGTTAAGACTTCGCCTGTAGCCATTGCAGTATTCAACGAAGTACCTGAAGAGGCTCTAAAGTTGACTGTGAAGTTCCCAGAGGCATTCGTTGTGTAGTACAGGACACCTTGAGTTGTTGTGTCGAAGTTGATCGTACCTGTCGCTGCTGTTGCTGAGACTGTGATGGTCTCAACCACACCCTGTAGCTTTGCACCGATCTGAGATGAAGTGGATGCTAGTGCTAACTGTTTAGCAAAGGTTGCAGCCTGTGAAGATGAAATAGTGAGTGCTGTTGTACCTGCTGTCTTGATCTCAAGAACGTCTGTGTTGTCAGACGTAATCGAGGTTCCAGCAGTAGCAGCATTGAGGACATTAGCCATTATTTACCTCAACCCAGTTAACGGTTGCTTCGTCCCAACTGTACATCTTTCCGTCCGTAGGCATCGCTACTGGAGCCTCCCACTGTGCGTTAGCGTTAAGTAGCCAACTAGCAAAAGGCTTAGGCGGTACAAAAGCGTCTATATCTTCGCGGTAGGTGTAGCCAATCCCTGCGTAGTTCTTACGCATGTTGCCGTTGTAGCTTGTCTGCTTCCAAGTACCACCTAGAATCTTCTCTAGGTGTGCAGCGCCGATATGCTCTTTCTCAACACCGGAAGCGTCAGAGGTATCTTTGTTATCGACAACTACCACCTGAGTAACGATGTTGTTTTCATCGATCTTTGCGAAATGTGCCATTACGCCTCCAGCTTTAATCCGGTTAAATCCATTTCCTCCCCGACAACACCGACAGGGAAGGTATTAAACGATAGTGAAATCCGAGTGTCATCGCCCTCAACAGTCGGAACCATATGGGTTAGCGATGAAGGAAACAGAATCAGCCTGCCTGCATAAGCCTCAAACCACCAAGACTCTGAGTTGTACGGGTTCCATGTCTCAGGTGGAAATTTGATCTGCTGCCAACCATCTTTGTAGAAGTAAATCTTGTCGTTAGGGTTCGTCTGAACGTAGAACACACCTGAGATGTAGCTATTAGGGTGAGCATGTTTATGATGGTATTGCCCTGGTTCTGAGTAATTGCACCAACTTTGAGTGACTCTCAGGCTGACATTGTGCTTGGGATTGACTGTGCTTTTGAAGTAATCCGATACCGCATCTTCTACGAATGAACGTAGGCTTGTCAGCGCAGGGTCGCGCAGCACAAAGTTGTTCGTGCTTGTGGTGTTCCCCATGTTGGGTCTTGTTGGCAACTCACGGATGAAGAACAACTCTTCATCGCTTAAGGGTCTGCCAAGCTCCGCAAAGCCTACAGGGGTTGGAAACAGATTATGCAATTGCATCTTCGATTTCCTTTTGCCGTATGCCCATTTCCTCTAATTGCTCTGGTAGCCAAATCGTAGGAATCATTTCCTCAAACTCTTTGATCTTGTCCATCACCCAATAGACCTCTTCTATGCTTGGGCATGGCCGTGGATCATCCCATCTCGTAAAGACGTTGTTACTAATTTCCCACTTTGCACCTGGACGTAGTAGGTGCATTGCTGTATCAATCCCCAGAAACCTAAATACCTTTGTTGTCATAGACCCTCTTATTGATTTATTTTTATGATGACGATACCGGAGCCGCCTGCGCCTGCTGATTGGCCAGGGGCCACAACACCTATGCCACCGCCACCGCCACCTGTATTAGCTGTTCCTGACGTTCCTGTACCACCTGTACCACCAGCACCGCCACCACCAGCTCCACCAGAACCGGCTGTTGGGCCTGTATAAGCGCCACCTCCACCACCGCCTGCATAGGTTACCGATGAGCCAGTAATCGTAGATGCTTGTCCAGCACCTCCGTTACCACCAGAACCAGGAACAGTTCCATTACTGCCAGCGGCACTAGCCCCACCACCACCACCAGCATTAAATGCTACGCCTGTCCCACCATCAAAACCTTGATAAGCAACCGCTGGAGCGCCATTACCTCCAGCAGAAGGTTGACTTGGTGTGTTACCGATTCCTTTAGTGCCACTGCCTCTTGCGCCACCACCAGACCCACCGTTACCACCGTTATCTTGAGCATATGGATTACCAGCACCTTTACCGCCACCAGCAGAAACAATACCAGGGGATGCAAAAGGGGATGGGCTTGAACCACCGACTATAGAAGAGCTACCGCCCTGAGTTGCTGCGGTTGTAGCAGCAACCGCAGCCGTTCCACCTGAACCAACAGTAATGACGTATTCAGTTCCAGCGGAAACGCTTGCGGCAGTTCCTGTCCTAAAGCCGCCTGCGCCACCGCCGCCACCGGAATTATCACCACCACCACCACCACCACCCGCAACCACAAGATAGTCAACACTGGTAACACCTGTCGGGCATTTCCAAGTGGTCGTTCCTTTGAACGTAAATACGGTTTGGCTAGCAACGGTGTACTTGAGGATGACGATACCGGAGCCGCCGTTGCCTCCTGCAACACCAGCACTTTGATAAGAAGCGCCGCCACCGCCACCGCCGGTATTGACAGTACCTGCTATGCCAGGGTTGTTACCACCAGCAGCGCCAGCATTGCCACCACCACCGGAGCCGCCTGTACCTGCGGTTCCACCGGCATATGTTCCGCCACCGCCTCCTCCAGCATACGTTACAGATGATCCAGAAATGGTAGATGCTGTACCAGCGCCGCCGTTTCCTCCAGTCGTTGATGTAGACGTTACCCCAGCAGCAGAAGAACCTCCACCGCCACCAGACGCAAAGTTAGGCCCTAAATTTACTTGTCCCCCACCATTATTTCCTTGAGAAGGAGATGTGGCAGGAGTGTTGCCATTTCCTGCTACAGCACCAGAACCTACTGCTGCGCCACCGCCTGATCCACCATTCGCCCCGTCTTTTTGTGCGCCACCGCTTCCACCCCCTCCGCCGCCACCATTTGATGTAATGGTGCTAAATACAGAGTTTGATCCGGTGGCTCCTCTTACTTGCGTTGCACCGCCATTTCCTCCAGAGCCAACAGTAACCGTGTAATTCCCGTTTCCGTCACCACCGGTTGTGGATACAGCTAATCCCGTTCCTGTCCTAAAACCACCAGCACCGCCTCCGGCTCCAATCTCTCCACCACCACCCCCGCCCCCAGCCACTACCAAATACTCAACCTCTGTCACTCCAGCAGGGCAAGTCCACGTAGAGGTAGCTGTAAAGGTTTGGATGACGGTGTAGCCACCACCGCCGCCTCCTGAACCAGCGAAGGCAGCAGCAATCATTGCACTTAATGCACCAGCCATATTAGGTCACTCCTGCACCAGAGACATACCACGTATCCGTAGCAACCTTAAGTAAGGTAGCCATTCCCTTTGTCGCCACTGTCCTGTTACCCGTAGCACCATTGGCTAACTGAAAGGTAACACCAGCACCAGAGATCGTAAGGTTTCCAGAGTTGTTATTAACGACAAGGATCGTTGTACCGACATCAATCGCCGTAGTTGCGTTTGTGTTTACCGTAAGGGTTGCTGTAGAGCCACCAGTGAAGTAAATATGCTTACCTGCATCGCTTGCAGCCACAGTCGTATTCGTGCTCTGTGGAGCGCCGATATAACCAACCTTGTTAGTACCATCTACCGTACAGTTACTTAGATTACCCGATGTAGGTGTTCCTAAGATCGGAGTTACTAAGGTAGGTGTATTAGCAAAAACATTAGCACCTGTACCTGTCTCATCCGTAAGCGCTGCTGCTAAGTTTGCAGACGATGGTGTGGCTAGGAAGGTAGCTACGTTAGAACCTAGACCCGATACACCTGAAACTGGTAAGCCTGTACAGTTTGTAAGCGTACCTGACGATGGTGTGCCTAACGCACCGCCAGAGGTTAGTCCTGTAGCAAAGGTTAGGTTGCCTGAACCATCAGTCTGTAGAAACTGATTAGCACTACCGTCTGTGCCAGGAAGCGTAAAGGTTGTGTTGCTGCTGGTATTGGCAGATTGGACGGTTGTTGTCCCTGTCCCAGAAGCGTTACCCTGAATTTTAAGTTTAGACATATTGTATCACCCTAATACCATCCAAGATTGTCCGTCTGGGACTGTAACTGCAAAACCAGCCGCTACTGTTACAGGGCTGACAGATAGTCCGTTAGTATTACTTGTTAGTGTTACGTTTGAAGAAATAAGTATTTGAGACTCTAGAATAGGGCCACCAGCACCGCCTCCAGTAGCGGACAATGTACCAGCAGAATAGCTTAAGCCAGAGCCAACAGTAACGTTAGCAAAGCCACCAGAGCCATCATTAGCTAGTAATTGTGCTGCTGTGCCTGTCGTTGAAGAACCACCTGCTGGTGTATCCCAAGCAAAGGCAGTACCATTCCACTTAAGGTAAGTATTCGATGTTGTAGGTGCTGTAGCAAATGTTGTTGTACCAGAACCACTCTGATACACAATACGATTAGCACCACCACCAGTGATTGCTGCTGTGGTTCCTGAAGAACCAGTGATATCAATACCCCAAGTACCAGTAGCATTAGTACCTGTAATGGAAGGAGCACCTACTGTATTATAACTGATTGTACGTGCTACAGAACCATCAAAGGTTACCGTTGGTGTGTCGCCACCACTGCTTGAGAATGTTGCTGCATTGGTTGTTGTACCGCCACCACCTGATACAGCAGCCCAACTTAGTACAGAGCCATCCCACTTAAGGTAAGTATTAGATACTGTAGGAGCTGCTACGAATGTTGTTGTTCCTGATCCACTTTGATAAGGAATACGATTTGCTGCGCCACCAGCTAAGTTAGTTGCTGTGGTAGCTGTCGTTGCTGATGTAGCAGAGGTTGCTGTAGCAGCGTTACCTGTGATGTCAATAGACCATGTACCTGAAGCATCTCCGCCTGTTCTTGTAGGTACATTAAGGTTTGCTCTAGCATTTGCTTCAGTGGTTGCGTTAGTACCACCTTTGTTGATAGGTACAGCAGAATCTAATGTAATGTTTGGTGTTGCACCACCAGAGGATGCTAAAGGAGCTGAAGCTGTAACAGAACTAACACCACCACCAGTACCACTAGTGGCTGCTGTGATACGACCTTGAGCATCAACTGTGATGTTAGCGTTGGTGTAAGAACCAGCAGTAACAGCAGTATTTGTAAGACTGATTGAACGATCTGTACTTAGATCACCACCACCTGATAAACCTGTACCAGCGCTAAGACTACGTGTTGTCGGTACAGCACCAATACTTGCTGGTGTGATGGATGCGTTTGAAGCTGCTGTAATCCTTCCCTGTGCGTCAACTGTGAATGTAGCTACTTGCGAAGTACTACCATAACTGGTAGCAGTAACACCTGTGTTGGTCAGGCTAATCGAACGATCAGAACTAAGATCACCTCCTCCCGTCAGACCACTTCCAACTGAGATGGTCCTTGTTGATGGAACAGCGCCAATACCTGAAGCAGTAATGCTTGTATTTGATGCTGATGTCAACCTACCTTGTGCATCTACAGTAAAGGTTGCTACTTGAGAACCTGAACCATAAGAACCAGCTGTGACTGCTGTGTTAGCTAATGCTACAGTACCTGATGTTGTTATCGTACCACCGCTAAGACCTGTACCAGCAGTTATCGATGTAACTGTCCCTGTACCTGTAATGGTAGCATATTCAAGACCTGTACCGCCTGTGTTAACACGAACAACTTGACCTGCTGTGCCTAAAGCAGTTAATCCAGTACCACCGTTAGCGACAGGCAATGCAGAGCCTGAATAGCTAACAGCTAATGTACCAGAGGAAGTAATAGGAGTACCACTAACACTTAAGAAACCAGGAACAGTCATCGCTACAGAGGATACAGTACCCCCTACAGCTTGCCATTTAAGACCTGATGTTTCAGTAGAGTCAGCAGCTAGTACGTAACCATCCGTACCTTTTGGTAAGCGAACATTGTCACTACCATTGTGAACAATGATATCGCCTTTAGTTGTTGTTGGAGATAAAGCATCAAATGCTTCAGTCTTTGTTGTTTGACCAGTACCACCATTAGCGATAGCTACTGTACCGCTTACGTTAGTTGCTGTTGTTGCTGATGTCGCAGTAGCAGCATTACCTGTAATAGCAATGTTCCATGTACCGCTAGCTCCTGTGCCAGTAGTAGATGGAACACCTAAATTAGTTCTTGCTGTTGCTGCATCAGAAGCACCAGTACCACCGTCTGCTACAGCAAGATCGGTAATACCAGCAATAGAGCCGCCAGTAATCGCTACAGCATTAGCTTCTTGATTCCCTAGAGAACCAACAACCTTTTGTACCGTTGATCCATCACCAACATAGAGTTTCTTGTCCGTTGTGTTAACGGCTAATTGTCTATTCTCTAGTGAGGTAGGTACTGACCCTGCTGTAGAAGATCCTTTGATCTTAACCGCCATGTCTAGTCCTCTTTAGCGTTTTTAGCGAC